CAACGCCCCCTGAAGAGCCGACCAGATCTGATCGAGTTGCTGCTGCACGTTCTGTAGCGCGCTACCGTTGGCGGCCCAAAGGTCGCTGTCTTGGCTCTGGCTGGTATTGTAGATGAAGGCGTTCGCCAGGGCGCGGACGCTTCCAGGGCTCTGTTGGTTCGGCGGTACGAGCGATTGCGCCGATGTGGATTGCGTCGGCATTTTATCCTGCCACCACCTTGGAGAATCCGCAGATTTTACAGGTCAAGCGGCGCTTTCCTGAAGTGAAGATCGGCGGCACGTCGTCCACCAGTTCCGTGCCGCACTCTGGGCACGCGATGCCGGTCCCACGCTTCCCTTGCGCCATCTCACGCTCGTATTGGTCTAGAGGAATCATTTTCGATTGTGTTGCGTGGCCAGCATGAGAGCGTGGGCGCGCTCGGGGTTGCTGGCTTCGGCCTTGTCGCAGAGCCGCTTTAGGAATTCGATCAGACGCTTCACGTTTTCCAGTATACGCCCTTTGCATTCTCGTTAACGCATGGGCAAGCTGTTTGTATAGTAAATTCGCATGAAGGCCAGAACCATGAATGCCCCGATGCTGTTTGTGCCTAAGAGCAAAGATGCCTGATCTGACCGAAGCCAAAACTTACAAAGTATTTCCTGCCCTGAGGCCCCGGAAAGCGTGACCGGGATTGCCGCCGGGACGACGCTTCGGAGATGGTCGAGGCCGTAAGCCGTCAGATTGAGCGGACCGTTTCCACTGACCCTGAGATGGCATCCGTGGTAATCGTGAACGGTGGTTGTGGTGTCCTGCGCCGCCGGGACGATGCCGGTTTCGTACAGGGCGCTTGTCCCCGCCGGATTGCCGCTCAGGTCCACGTCCTGGTGGATCACGGCATCCGAAGGCAGCACCCGGCGAATTATCCCCCCCGGATTGCTTTGCGCCGGAGCGTACCACGTCTCATCGGTGGCCGTAGCAAGGTTTCGGATCGTCGCGGATGCACCTTGGCGATAGGCGCTGAACCCGTTTAGCGAATAAAGCAGCGACCCTGGTTGCTCTCCGAGAGACACGTTCCAGGACATCTCGGCATTCGGGGAATTTGGAACGGCCACGCCGCCGCCGGAGTAGACACCATTCCCGGCGGCCGGAATTGTGAACGTGTTCGGTCCCGTAACGGTCGCGGTAAAGGTTCCGTTCGCCGCCGTGTTGCCGCCGACTCCCGAGAGAGTCACGCTCAGGCCGGTTTGGAACAAATGCGGGTAGAGTTGCACCGCGGCGCCGATCCGAACCCCGGTCGTGATGACAATTGGGTTGGTATTCGTCGCATTCGTCACCAGAACCTTCAGCGGGGCCGTGACGCGGATTACCCGGTCAAGAGAATCGTCCACGATGCCCACCTGGGTAGGCGCTCCCCAGTTGATCCGGTTCCAGTCCGGCGACTGCCAAAAGGATAGCGGGAGTGTCGGAAACGCGCCGCCCCGGTAGGAGAAAAGCCCCTTCTCGGAAGCGAGCAAGATCCTGCCGCCTGAAGACAAGAGGCATGACGGCGTGAGCACGCCCACGGAACCGTCTACGCGCTGTGGAGGCGTCCACGTGGCCGGTTGGCCCCCATTGTCGGAGCAAGCGTAGAGCGCCGAGAGCGTAGCGATGTAGCACACCTGGCCGATGGAGCACCCGTGAACCGGGATCTGCTTTCCTTCCAGATAAATCCCGTGATACGCCGCCGTAAGGGACTGGTAGGCGCTTGGGTCGGAGACGTAGACCACCGGAAAACCAGCGCCGTCCAACGTCACATAGCACATGCGGGACGAGTAAGCGAAGATCGCAGAGGGGAAGAATGGAGGCGTGCCGCTCAAGGATGAAGCGAGCACGTTTTGCTGCTGGGTCACGTTCGTGCCGGTCGAAGTGAGATCGCCGTCCGAGACGTTGACGACAACTCCGACATTCCCAGGAGAGGTTGGCCACGGCAGTATGGCTCCCGGGACGGCGTAGTATTCGGCCAGATTCGAGGCGGTAGTCATGACCACCTGAGCGAAGCCGCCCGGCGACATATACGAGGGGATCGACAGGCAGTCGAGGTTCACCAGCACTCCGTGGGCGCCATCCGTCGCAGTGTAGAGAATCGGGCTGAACAGTTGCGTGGTGGAATCGAACGGGCAGATCGGGCCGCTGTACCCGTTTCGTGTCGTGTACAGGAAGGCAATGCGGCGCGTTCCGGCTGTGACGACACCCGATCCCACGGTCATGTGTGCCGTGAGGGTCACTACCGCATTCGAGATGGGTTGCGCGAAGAGCTTATCCGAGTTCCCCGTGGAGGCGTTGTAGATGTATCCGGAAGTGCTGCTGTATCGGCCAGTGGCATCGCCAAATCCGAAGTACCCGCGGATGCCATCGGTGGCGAAGGACAGGTACTTGGCCCCCGTCACGGCAATGAGTCCGACGAACGAAGCGGATTGCTGACTGTACGCCTTCGCTCCCACGCCCGGAGCATAATAGACTGCGTAGCAGTCCTGCACGCCGCCGTTGTTGAAGTACCAAGGAAACAGCGAAAGAACGCCACCGTCCGCAGTGGGGAGTTGCACTACCTGCGAAGATCCGCGCCGGGTGGCCGCCTGGATGACGGACGCCGCCCCAGTGCCGATGGTGAAATCGAGATTCTGCGAATAGAGGCCGTGGGCGAGATCGAGGGCGTAGGGGTCCACCGCTTGAGCGGACCCCTGAAACTGTACGATGTCGATTTCGCTATTGTTGCCTGGGAAGTAGGCCACTGCTTACCTGGGCTGCAACGCTACCGTGATCTGCACGCCCTTGCAGGACGCCGCGCTGCCGGAAGCCACCTTGACCGAGAGACGGTCGCCGGCGAGCAGGAATCGGAGCCCCAGCGCCGCGAGAGTCCCGACGACCGTTGTGTTCGCCGCCGCCGTCAAGTCGAATGCCGCCGTCGTGAGAAGTTGGCCGCCGCCCGGCGCGGTAGTCCCCGAATCCGCGTACAACCCAAGCGTTCCGGCCTGCCCAGCTACAACCGCCTGCCGTTCGCGCACGTCGATGATTTCGTAGTCCCGATCCGCCGTCCAAACGTTCTGCGCCGCGAACCCGGTAAAATCGGCCTGCCCATGCACGTTGTACAGCGAGAATGTCTTTTCGATCCGGTCGGCGCTGGTGCAATTCAGCGTGAGAGTGACCGAGATCCCCGCAAGGGCCGTAGTCACGCCGGTAAAGGCGATGGACAGAGCCGCGCCAACCGCCAGCCGCAGGGAAGCGGCTGTAGCGGTGAGGGCACCCACCTGAACGGTATTGTTCGCCCCCTGGCAGTTGAATCCCGCAGTCAGCAGCGCCGTCCCAGCGCCCGGCGCCGTGCCGCTCGCATCGGCGGTGATCTGCATCGTCAGGCCGCCAGCGTCGGTGCCTTTGGTGGTGTGAGAGTAAGACGCTGCGGTGAGGACGTAGGGCCGGTTGGCGGTGAAGATCGCCATCGCCGCCGGAATGTCGGCATTCTGCGCGATCTCGAACGTTATCATCTGGTTCTTGAAAGTTGCCGTGGTAACGGTGATTTCCACGCCGGCCAGAGCCGTGGTCGTACCGGCCACCACGATCCCGAGACGGTCCCCGGCAAGCAGCAGCAGGTTCGGATCGTCGGAATTGCTGGTGGTCGGAGTCTGAAGGGTCAAGGTCTGAAGCGTGTCCGCAACGGCGGCGTGACAATCCACGACGTTCGATACTGGTACTCCGGTTCCAGGAGCCTGAGTTCCGATCAAGTGCTCCACATACAGAGTCGGCTTGGAAGCGCCGGCCGTCGATCCTGGCACGTGGCAGATAAAGGTGATGTTCTCGATGTGCGCGTCCGCCGGAAGGGTGGCAAATACGCCGCTCACAATCGCCGCCGTCACATACTGGGAGTACGAAAGGTGGTTGCGGGCCGCACGGCCCAATTCCTGAGCGAACATCGGCTGATTGGCCCCGGTCACTGCCATCATGCGGACGTAATCGTTGCCCGCCGCGTTCATGTAACGATCTTCAAATCCATTGGCGTTCGCCCACTCGATTGGGATACCGGGAGCATTTCTGGTGTTGCATGCAACTGATGGATAGGGAAGCGGAATATTCGGGTTCCCTGCAAACCTGGCGCGAATGGCTCCAGTGAGATCTCCTAATTTGGCCATATGTCTTTCTCCAGTGTCCCCCGGCTCGCCGGGTTCACGTTAAGGATAGCATGGAGTTGGCGCAGCGGATGGAATCAGAATAGAACGGTCGGAATCGAACCGACCATTATCCTATCACGTAAGTCCCGAATTTGGAGCGGCGACTACGGAACGGCCCCTGTCTGCGCTGGGGGCCGCGCTGGTCCGCCATGACCTGGGCCATGTAGAACAAGTCGATGAGCGAAAGTTCTTCCGAGTGAGAGGGATCGCCGTATGCCTTGTTCCGCAAGGCATCGTGCATCGGCATCCATCCTTTCGCGCGGGCCGCTGCCGAGGCCGTGGCCGTCGCGAGGAAGTCCCGGCAGTTGTCGATGGGAATGACGTAGGCCGGATTCGTGGGGGCCGTCCCGCTGGCATAGTACGTGATCCGCAGTTGAACCGCCGAAGTGGCGCCGCGGAATTGCAGCCGGTTGTTCGCCCAGAGATAGTTCCCAAGGCAACCGCCCGGCGCACCGTCCAGAGTGCCAGGAGAATCCGCCGGGAAGACTTCCGTGAATGGAACCTGCGAGCCTGGATAAAATGCCCCACCCGTTCCGGCGATGCCGTCGCTGCCGCTGCCGTTTAGCGAGAATGTCTCCGCTCCTGTAACGGTGGCGAACCAATTCCCCCATGGCGCCGGGGTCGATAGCACGCCGGAAATGGCACCCTCAACCATGCTCCCATTCGGCCCGAGATTGTGCGGGACTACGCACGTGACGTTGATCGGCGTTGCGGTGTCGGTGGAGGCAATTGCGATGCTGGGTCCAGCCGCGCGCTCTTCAATTGTTTCGGGTTCGCTGAAATCGGTGATGTTGTAGGTCTGCGGGATCAGGACGGTGGTGTTTGCCGGGAGTACGACCAAGACGTTCGGCTGGACTCGCTTCGATCCGCCCGTGATCTTGGAGAACATGGTCCGGTAGGGTTCCCCGAAGAGGCTGCCGGAACCGGCGTTGCCGCTGCCAGTGACGCCAAGCAGGTAATTGTTGGTAAACGTTTCCCCGCCAACGACTTGCACGTCGCTCAGAAGGCCGCGCACATCATCAAGAACCGCCTGGACCGTACAAATGGCCACGTTGCACCCCTACTGCACTTTGCCGGTTCGCATCGTTCCGAGGTCGCGAAGTCCTTGAGGCGCGCCAGGTTCGTGAGGGTCTACCTTTTGAACGAGGGGCGCGGTTTCGCGAGCTTGGTCGGCGGATGTCGAGGGCGGAAGGGAGTGGTCGATATTCTGCTCCGGCACCGGCGAGGAACCCGCGTTCACTTCGACGTAGGGGATCGTCTGGACAGAATCCGGCGCCGGGGCCAGCGGATTGGGAAGCCCAGGTCCGCCAACGAGGGGACCTGAAACTCCCTGCTGCATGAATGCCCGCGGGTCACGTCCCCAACCATCCGAAAGGCGTAGTTTTACGATTTCGGCGGTAATGAAGAGAGCTGGGGGCTCTCCGTGCGCCTGTGCCAGGCCACGATGAACCGCGCTGAGAATAACGAGTTCCGTATCCTTGTTCACGTTGAATCCGGGCAGGGCGTCAGTCCTGCCCCCCGTGTGAACGGTCATGAGTCCGACCCCCGGAACCCCGTATTCCTTCCCGGACTTTCGCGGGTTAGTCGCTTCGTTGCGGGTCGATGGATCGCCGTGCTTCCAGCCGCACGATTGGCAACCCATAAGATTCAGAATCCCGTCACACTGTGGGCAGAGCATCGTTTTTCTCCTATTTTCGTACAGGTTGGGCCTGCGATTGGATCGCGGCGATGGCCGGCGGTATCGTAAGAAGCTGCTGTTTGCATTCGGGACAGAACACCGCGGCCAACGAAATGATCTTGGTGCAGAGCGGACAGGCGTAAGTGTCGCGGGCGATAGCGCGGTGCGACCAAACGCGCTCGAAGCCGAGCCAATCGGCCGCCAGCCGCATGGTGTCGGTGATTTCCTGCCAGTTCTTCTGATCGTTCAGCCTTTCGCCTTCCGCGAACAGGAACTCGAAGTAGCGCGTCTGCTGGTCCGTCATCTGCGCCAGTTCTGTTCTGTTGGGGCCGGGAAGTGTCCCGTCTTCGGAGTATTTCCGAAGTTCCACCTTCATAGGCCTCAATTCAATAATCCCCGGCATCGCCCCGTTGGGCACGTTGGACAGGCCTCCGGTCCAGTGTTTCAGGAGATCGGCAACGATGCTTTCGACCGACACCGGCTTGGAGATCCTTGGCCTCTTGGGGATGCCAGTCATGGCGCTCAGTCCCGCGATGTCCATGACTTCCTCGAACGAATCGAAAATCTGAAGCACGAACGGGTCTTCGCCGCGCGGCACAGGTTTCAACTCAAACGCGGTCGATCTGGTGGCCCCGGCCCCTTCCCCGTTAACGCTGCTCCCGTAATTTCTCCGAATCACGGGCAGCGGCCCTGGATAGATAGACGCCAAAAACCTGCAATCTGCGATGTAGCGGGCCATTCGATTACCTCGTTTGAATTATAGCCTATCCCTTTTCGCCCAGAACGGGAAACTGACGGAGCCGCCACGCTTTCCAGGGTTATCGTTCAAAAATGCGGGAAAACAATCACAGATCACGTCCCCAATCGTTCTGTCGATTGCGGCGTCCACGGCATCCTTCCCGTCGTACTGCTCCTGCAACCGCTCTTGGAACCCGAGCCGCGTTTGTTCCTTGACGCAGGCGATAAACCATTCGGTGTCTATCCAGTTTGGCTCCCGCGGCCCACCGTCGCGCGCTGGCAGGGTCGCGTTTGTCGGGATGCGCCAGCCGGCCGCCGGGAATGGTGCTCCTGGATTGCGTTCGCTCCAGAGAGCGATCACTGTTTCACGGGAAACAGTCGGACGGTCTACCGTGTCAAAAGTGCCACGAACTTTTCCGTGCGGGCTGTCGGTGCCGTAGATCAAATCCTCCGGCGAAAGCCACTTGGTGACCACCCAGGTATCGCGAGAGCGCATTTGGCGGTCGCGGCGGTACTCCGAAGTCGGCATTTCGATGACAACGTTTTCAGTCCCGCCGCCGATGATGGGGACCGAGACCTCGACCTTTCGGACGATGGTACGGCCCGTCTTGAATGCTGGCCAGAAAAGGACATCGCTGTTTTTCCACGCGAAGATCGGATGGCCGTCCGGGCGGCGCCCAAGTTCAGTTCCGAGCAGGTTGTTGAAGTTGGCGATTTCTGTGTTCATGTTTAGTAACTGGCGCGGCTTGAGCACTTTAGGTTCATCGGAGGGACCGGCGATGGAGTCCCGGCCCAATACTGGTCGCTGGGAGATCCGCTCGTGTATTGCGTGATCTGAATCGCCCACACGGGATTGTTCAGCAACGGCGCATTGGTCGCCACCATCATGCCCGCGTCAGTGTAGGTGGCATTCGCCACGCCCGCCGTGGTGATCGTGGCCGTCGATCCTGATACGCCGGTCACCTTGTAGGTGGCGTTGAGCGCGGTCGCCACGGTGGCCCCAGTGACGGTGATTTGCGCCCCGACCCACAGATAGCTGGTGGAAGTAAAGGTGATCGTCCCGACATTCGAGGAAACGACAATGTTGGTGAGGGTCCCCCCCAAGGGGAACGTCGTCACCGGCTGCACGGCCTGCGCCTGGCAGACATACTGCGGAGTCGAACTTATGTCGAACACCGAAACGTAATTGTTTGGAGGCGGCCCGCCGACCTGATTCGTTGCCTGAGACTGGGAGAAGGCCGCCGCCGCGAAAACAAGGAGAAAACCTATGGCTTTACGCAATGCGTTACTCCTGTGCGGATTATAGCACCCGCGTTGAAAAAAATCGGGGTGCCCGAAGTCCAGGCACCCCATTCCCAAGAAGACAATACAGGCAAGTGGCTGAAAATAAAGCACTTATCACTGCCCGGCGGGAACCGCGAGCGAATAAAATACCACACCGCACCCCGAATCGACGGAGTAGAGCTGGCGCGTATTTTGCAGGTAGAACTGGAAGCCCGCTTGCGGGTTCCCGGTGGTCGCAGAATGCCCGATGAAGATTTTCTCTCCTTCGGGGGTCTGGATGAAGTCAACCTCCGCGAGTTGGCACCAGCCGAAGTTGGAGGGGTTCAACCAGTCCACTCGGGCTTTGCCGGCGTAGCGGGACACGTGGTGCGTGACGTCGCAGAAGGGGAAGGTGTCGCCGTAGTCGTTTCCGCCCGGCGCGATGTCGATCATTTTGTCGGCCTTGCCGCGGAGCCAGTTACTAATCGTGATTCCCTGCAAGTACGCCGAAACTCGTTGCGCGGTGTGGCAGACGCCGATGACGTCGGTATAGGCTTCCTCGTCGCGGCGCTGAATCAGTTGGCTTTTTCCGGCATATCCCAGCGAAGGGGTATAGAACCCGTTCTGCCCGTTGACGGAAGGCGTGACCAGTTCATAAGCGGTCGCATAGGACAGGCCGCCCAGCGAACCGGAGCTGGTGGTCGAATTGAAGGTGTAGATTCCGTTGCGCCACGAACCGGCGGCGGCGGTGTAGGCACCGGCGGCGGCGCCGAGCCCCATGTTCGGGAACATGATCTGGTCGGTGTTGACGGGGGTGTAGGTGCTGACTCCCTTCAACGTGATGGTGTTGCTGGCGTAGTTGATCGAGGCAACGCGGGCGCCGGCGAACTGCAACACGTTGGCCGTGCTGTAGATGTCCACCAGCATGTTCTGGCCGCGGATGCGATTGGTTGCGAAGGTGGCTTCCAGGTTGTACGTCACTTGGCCGCTGGAGATCACGGGAGATCCGGTCCCGTTGGCCTGCGCCAGCGTGCCGGTGGAATCGTTGAAAAGGCCGATCTCGTTGTAGATGGCCATTTCCGAAATGCCCTTTCCCAGCGAGAAACTCAAGGCGTTGACAATGGCCTGTTTCCTGTCCTTCGTGGCCATGATCGCACGCATGGGCAAATTGAACCCAAGGTTGTTTTCAAAGGTTCCAAAGGCCATGAAAGCCGTGCCCATCATCGAGCCGGTGCCAAGGTCGCCGCCGTCGAGGCTGAAGGCTTGGTAGTCGCCCCCGATATACAGGAGGGCGGGAACGCGCCAGGCGAGCACGGGGCCGCCGACGCTGTAGGTTGGGGAGCCGCCGGTTGCCCCGTCACTGAAAGCCGACACGTTGTGTTTTTCGGCCTGCTTGTTGAACAGATTTGCGAAGTTTGATTGCTTTTGCGCGAGCAGGTAACCCAGTTTTTGGTTTACCTGCTCCAGCATTACCGAGGTGACATTTGCCGTTTGAGCGGTGATGCCCATTTGAGACTCCTTTGGGGTGGCCCGGTGGAGTCCGGCGCGGGTGGCTGCGTTTTTAGGTTAAGCCGTGCGTCGAGCTTCTACCGGAATATCGCCTTGAATTGGCGGTCCCACTCGTCGGAGGAGATCCGCTGGGGTTGTCCATTTTTCCCCACTGGAGCCTGGGGCGATGCGGAGGGGCGGTCGGTGCCGCGCTGTTGCGGGGCTGCCTGACGGCCGCTCGGCTTGCCGGGGGTCTGTGAGGTGGCATTGACGTACTTCGCGGCGATTGACGGAAGTACGCGGTTTGCCCTGGACAAAAAATCTGCATGATACGCTTGAACACGCGGTTGCAAACTTCTGCCATCACGCGAACCTGAGTGCCAAGCCGTACCGTAGTCCTGCATGATGGCGTCAGACTGCTGCTTATGCTCAGTCCACCATTCGCTCTGTCGGAGGGTGGCCCCGACTTCATCATGAATGCTTTTTTTGATGGACCTATACGCGATATCGCTGTATTTCGCCTTGATGGGTGCCAGGATTTTATCCAGAGCCGCATCAATCTTCTGAAATTTCGGGCCGTCCAGAGAAGAGGTTTGGAAACCTTCCGAATCTCTCTGCAACGCAATGCTTTGGCGGTTATCGAAGTCAGCTCGCTCTTGCTCCCACGCGGTACGCGCTTGCGCTTGAGGGTCGGCCTGCGGCAATTCCTTCTGGTAGTGCCCCGTCAGACCCCACTCGACCGCCTGCGCGTCTTCCAGGTGCGTTGGATTTTGAGTCTGGGCGGCCTTGGCGTAGAGGGATTCGACCAGCGATTTCCCGGTGGACTGAATGAAGTTTTGGTAGGCCGTCGGGTTGGTCTGCCGCAAAACTCCCGGTGCCATGGTCAGCATTTTCTCGAAACTGCGGGAGAATGTCGCCCGCGACTGCGGGTCCTGGTGACTCGCTCCGCTCCAAAAGTCCAGCACGCTCTTGACGGCCCGATCGCTTCCAAAAGTCCAATCGTTGTACATCGTGCGGTGGTCAAAGGCCTGTTGGCTGGCGGATTGCGCTTCGGCCGGCGTGGCGAATATCTGGCTGACTTGCTGGCTGTACTGCAATGCGCCTTGGACTCGCGGCAGTTCGGCCTTGGGCACCTGATAGAAATTGCCGTCTGGCGATAGTTGCCACGGGGACTGGTTGGCATCGGCCCTTGGCTGGGAGTCTCCCTGCGGAGCTGTGTCCTGGGTCTGCGGTGCGGTCGGCGCATCGCCGCCGGGGATTTCCTGGGAGCCTTCGGAAGGCAGCGAAGAATCGCCGCCAGCTTCGCCACCAGGAGTCTCATCGGCAGATGCCGAATCGTAAGCGTCCCCCAAGAGCGAACCGAGGTCGAGGTCACCGGTGCCGCCGGGGGGTGCCCCCCCCCCAGCGTCTCCTAATCCTAGTGAAATTGCTGCCATATCTGTGGTTTCAATCCACGCGCCCCTCTACGAGGCGCGAAATTCCAAATACTGTGGAAAGGGTAACGCTTTACGCGGAGGATTGCAAGTTGTGCGTCTCGCAATGCGGTATAGGCGTCATTCCTCGACCGTCCTTTTTGCCACGAATTCATCGAATTCCTGCCGCGCGCCGCCGAGAGAGGAGTTGAAATAGCGCTTGCCTTTTGCCGCGGCCATGGCCCAAGCGGCATACCGAAAGTTCGTCCGCGCGCCGGTATAGTTCTCACCCGTCGCGCGCTGGCAGGCCCCGCCGCCGATATCGACCTCGGATTCATCGAAATGGTCGCGATGTGCCAGCGACGGCAGCGGAGCGCCGATCTTTTGCGATGCGGTCGCGCCGCGCAACGCCGGGTGAATGGCGAGCGCGGTAAGGATCTTGGCGATAAATTCTTTCAGCATGACTTATTGTACTGGCGGCGGTGGCATCTTGGGCGGCATCCCGCCGGGCGGCGCCGGCACTGGGACCGGCATTGGCTTCGGTTGCGGCGGCTGGATCACGGCCTGCACTCCGGGCGGCTCGATTCCGGCGTTCTCCAGCGCCTCGGTAACCGCCGGAGATCCGAGATCCGATCCTTTGAGAGCAACCGACACACTGGCCTTGATCGGCGGCTTCGGCGGCGGCGCTTGAGCCTTTTTCTGGCACGCCTGCCCGTACAGTTGCAGGTTCTCGTAGCCGTTCGGGTTGCCCTGCTCCAGCTCGAAATTATTAACCAGATACTGCTGAACCAATTTCGCGCAGAAATCGAAATCGTCTTCCCACTCCGGCTGGACGGAAGGCTGTTTCGGCCCCGGCGATCCATCCGGGTTCGCTGGACCCGGTTGCGCTTCCTTGGACGCCAAGCGCCCGATCACATCCATGCACTTATCGCGCTGGTCGAGGTGGGGGATGTGCATGCCCGGCATGTCCAGCAATTCCTTGATCTCGGGGATATTGAGCGGATCGTCAAACCCAAAAGCCTTCAGGATTTCGGGAGATTTATCCATCATCCACATTGCGAGATCGCGCCGCTGGCCCCACGTCATCGGCACGGCTTCATCGGCCTCGAAGTGATAGTGCCCCTCTTTTAGGTCTTGGATCGCCAGAGTGACCGTATCGAATTTCCCGTATTTATTGGCCGTTTGGCTGGTGAATGCCAGGACACCATCCTCATGTTCGGCCAATAGCTTGCACCCTTTTTCGTAGGTGCCTTCCCAGCATCTTCCAATCATAACCCAAGTGATGGAGAGTTGCCGGATGGCTGCGTTCGTTTTCAGTTCGCTCTGCCGGGCCGTAGGATCGTCGGTAGCGCCGCCCCAAATAACTGGAGTCAAGCCGGTACGGTCCTGAGCCTTTTGTTCCAATTGCGAGAACCACGGAGCGATCTGTTCGGAAAAGGTCAAAGGCGGCAGCCGGTAAATCAAATCTGCTAAAGTTCCCCCAGGGGGCCGAACGGCTGGGATCAAATCGCCTGGATTGTCGCGGCGCCGCGCCCAGGCGTCCATATCCACGCGAGTGGGGTCCGCAATGCCGGGTTCATTCGAGCGCGCGATGTTTTGCTGGCACTGATTCAGGATGTCATTTGACAGATCCTGGAATTGAATCCAATCCTCGCCCAGCGGCTCGCACATGATCCGGCTGGTGGGCTCCGGCTGGCATTCTTGCCAGTGGTCGTAGATTACCCGATTCTCCAGGTCGATTACGTGACCCTTTATTGCCGTGATCCGAAGGCCGTCCGGGAAGTTCTCTTTCAGGAGTTGCCGGTCAGCCTTCTCTGCCACCATTTCATACATGGCTGGAGACCAATCTTCCTCGATAATCGACCAGCGATTTTCGCGCTTCGGACGAACCACGCCGATTGGCGATGCCATTGAGGAACGGATACTCTCGCCGTACAGAAGCGATACGGATTGTTCTTCAAAGGCGCTGTCTCCATCCTTGATCGCTTGGCGCAGGGCATCCCCAAATCGCTGCAAAAGTCTTGCCTTGTGCTCTTCCCGTTCTCTCCGAATCCAAAGACATCCCGAAGCTCCCTTGCGTCCGTCCGTATCGAGCGGAACGCTTACCTCGCTTGCGTCCGTCAAATCAATTTCGATGCCGCCCTTCGGGATGCGTGTTGGCGGGAGATCCTGCGGGACATCGGCTTGCGCCGGGTCCTGATATGACGCTTGGGACATATCCCCGGTACAGCTTGGGCATGACTCTGGGCGCGCATCTCCAGAGGCCATCTCTCCGCAGTCTGGGCACTGGAACCCGCCACCGAGTTGCACTGATTCCGTGCCAGTTTGCGGGATGTCCTTCCAGCCGTATTTTGTGGAGTCCTCCACCCATTCGATCGTCAGAAAACTCGTGCCGAAATTGAACAGGCTGTATACGAGCCATAGATTCAAAACCTGAAGTTCGCATTGCTGCCGCATGTACATGGCGGCATTGTTGGCGGCCCGTGCTCCGGCGATATCCTTTTCGTCGGACGGGTCGTTGGGAACGGCTACGGCGTTCGGGATGCGTGTCCCCAGGACTGCCATCGTTTTTCGGCAATAACCGCGGTAGTCGTTTTGGGTGTAGTCGTAGGAACCGCCGTTTCCACCGCCGGGGAAAATCGAGCCGTCTATTCCGGTGGCGTCCACCAGGCCACCGTAAAGCGCCGGCGCGAAATTCTGCAAATCCCGATAGTACAGGCTCGCTTTGTGGATCTTCCGCAGAATCCATACGCGGTCGATGTCGGATTCGTCCGCCATCTCGCTTGACATCACGCGGGCGATGGGTTTGGCTAGCTGGGCGATCAACTGCTCTTTCGTCGGGGTCGGCGCGGCGTCTCCCAGGACTTCCATTATGCGACCTCGGGTGTCATCGGCTCATTCATAGAAACGCCGCTGGGTGCCGTAGGCGCCGGGGGTTTTGCGGAGCGCTTGAATGCCGGGTGCAGTTGCGTCAGGAGAGCCATGTCCATGTCGGCGCTCATTTTTCGGAGATTCTGCATTGAGCGTACCGCTCCGGCGGCAGTATCCTCGGAGCGCCTGAACTGCGCCATGTCCGGCGGCTTCTCTTCGGCGCGCGGTTCCATCAGTTTCAGGTTGAGTGCGTCGAGGCTTCTCAGTCGCTCTGACATCAGCGCCTTGAATTGGTCGCGCGAGTCGGACAACTCCAGTACGAGCCGTTCCACTTCCGCGCGCCGCTCGCCGGATATCGCTTCGGCTGAGATTCGGCGGGTTAACTCGATTTCATATCGACGCTCGCAGTCGTTCATGGCCGCTTCCATGGAGCGCTCGTGCGAGATTTTCTCCTGGAGCGCGCGTTCGAGAGCTGCGATCCTATCGGTTTGTCGAAGAATTGTCCACAGGCTCATGATCCCGAGTCATCCCCACTAGCCGGAGGCCCGGCAGAATCATCGTCGGCGTCTGGGCCAGACTCCTGCGATTCATCATCGGGCACGGCCTCGAAGAATTTGGCGCAAGCATCGTCCGGCTGGAAGACTCCTTCGACCTTCGCGCAGTCGCCAGTTTCGACATCGTACATGGCACAGTCTATGCAGTGATTCTCCGCGCCCACGAATCCGGCCTCGTCTCGACTGGCCTTCGCGCCAGCAACCTTTTCCGGCGTTCCTGGGGGAGGCATCCGGCCACTGGGTGCGCTTTTCGGAACGGGGGCAGACATAGCGATTCCCGAATCGCTACCGGGCGGTG